AGCGGTGTGTCACCGGCACCGGCGTCGTCGCCGCAAACGGGATGGCATCGAACGGCGTGATGCAGTCGCGGCCGTCCTTGCGCAGGATCTCGCCCTGATCGCCGCCGGTGATGACCTGATAGAGCGAACTGCGGCCCTCGCCTTCGTAATCCATGCGCAGATAGTGCTCGGTGATGCGAACCAGGCGCGCCGCCGAATTCACCCCGCCGGCCGCGGTACCGAAATGCTCGCCGACGGTGTCGCGTGCCAGCGTTTCGATCCCGGTGGTGCCGGTGTAGTCGCCGAGCGACCGCACTTGTTCGGCATCGAAGCCTTCCGCGATCAGCTGGCTTTCGGTCCTGGTGACGACCTCGTGGAAGCAGTAGTTGCAGTCGGCGATGCTGCGCGCGCCACGTTCGATGCCGAATTCTTCCGGCGGCACGCCGAGCACGCGCGCCTGGGCCAGCTTGCGGGTGGTGACAAGGGTCACGTCGTGGGTGACGGGCGAAACAGACCGCAACGGTGCGGCCGGTGAAAGAACGGTCATGTTCATCGGGGAGAGCTCAATCGTTTTGTAGGTGCTGACATATCTCTTCCTCGCCGGGTCTTCTTCGATCGGACAACGCATTGGAGCAAATCCGACGCCATCGACATCAAATGCCAACGGGTGGAAAGGGGCTGTTCTGCGGCGAGAAGAACGGGCACCAGCGTCGGCAAACAAGGCTACGAAAACGGGGGTCGGCTGGGAGCCAGTGTTCAAATCCGACATTACTGAGTGTCGGGTGGCTGATCGCCCGTTGAAGCCGGCGGCTTCATGAAGTCAAGAACAGCGCTGAGCATGGGGCCAAAGAAGAAATAGATGATGATGAGACTGAGGGGAAAAAAGAGAAACGCGTTCTTCCGCCAGAAGTCTTCGGAACCGAAGATCGGGACCAAAAGTCCAAGAGACCACGTAACCATCCGTATGGCTGAAAGAGTTGCGGCAGCCTGGTTCTTGGCCTCGCCAAAGTAGCTTTGCCAAACCAGCAGCAGAAAGAGAACGGTGTAGACGCCGCAAAGTATCAGACCGCCTTTGCTGAGCTTCACGATCAGCTCCTTCCAAGGGGCGCCCGGTGGTACGCACCGCTTGTCTCATCCTATAGCGCATCACGAGTATTATATCAAATTATCATCTAAGAGTTGTGTTCGGTACCCTCTTCGATCGTGTCCCATGACCGGGAATCGCATTTTGTCGTTCAGCTCGTCGCCTCCGATTTCCCGGTGCCGCCTTCCAGCTCGTCTTGCAGGTCGTGCACGGTATGCGCCACGATCTTGATCGCGCCTTCGGATTCCGCCACCGCCTGCGCCAGCAGCGCGAACTGATCGTCGGTGAGATCGTAATAGGTCTCGCGGTTTTCTTCCTCGCGCTCTTCCCACCACACTTTTGCGATGCCGACCTTGGACAGCAGCGCGTCCTTGATGAAGCCATAGAGAATCATGAAACCGGGATTCTGCTGCATGAAGACGTGGTTGACGTAATCGGTTTCCTGGGCCGCGGCGGCCTCGTCCTCGGGGCCGGCCGGCTCGAAGCGGACGACTTCATCGGAGCCGGCAAAGATATCCATCAGGCTCGGCATCAACCCTTCGATGGTATCGGCGACGTCGGTCGACACCGCGCGCGAGCGCCCGTCCTGCGCCGGCATGTCCTTGCGCATGTCGCCGAGATAGTAATCCATCGCATCGGCCCGCTCCTCCATCAGCCGCGCCGCCGAAATCGCCGCCAGCGCATTGGCCTTCTCGCAGCCGAGCATCGCCTTGAGATCGGACACCGGCATTCTGGGCATTTGTGCTCTCTTTCGTAAATCACGTCATTCCGGGGCGCGCCGCGCGCGGGCCCGTATATCCCGCAGCCACTTTCGCCGTCATTGCGAGGAGCGAAGCGACGAAGCGATCCATGCCTGCGCTAGTTGCGCAATGGATTGCTTCGCTTCGCTCGCAATGACGGATAGGGATTCGTGAATTGGACGCCGTCATTCCGGGGCGCGCGGAGCGCGAGCCCGGAATCCATACTCACGATGCAAAGTCTTTTGGATCGGCGCCGATCTGCTGATCTGTTAAGTCGCCGCAGCCACGCTCATCGACCTATGCAGCTTCCAGAATCCGATATCCATTATTTCGGGCCTGAAGTCTAACTATCGTGGAGGCCACGCCAATTTCATCCGAAACTTTGTCGAGAGTGAATGGTGAAACATCTAACTCCCTGCCGAGGCGTTTCCTGAGAAATTCGGCAGGTGCCAGCAATTCAGCGCCAAATGCTCGGCTCGCTCGCTGCTCTCTTGTTCGCGCTGTGGTCACTAGCCGTGAGTTATTGTCGTTGCTCAGCCAGGCCAAAAACGACGCTCTGGCTGCGGAAAACTCTTTGTCGGTCCCGGACGAGAGCGCGAGTTTAATCTTTCTATGTGTGCGAGATACAGCGCCCTGGATTGGGAAAATGTTGGATACGGGACTTCCTATATCAGACGATGTTTTCGGATCGAATCCCAGATCGCGAAAGAACTCTCGCCGTCCATCTGGCTTGTCATGCGGAATACCGAGCGCCATTCGCGCTTCCGACGCCGCGTTGTATCCCCATTCGTAAGCTTGTCGTGCGTTGTCTTCAGGCTTCCTGGTCTTGAGAAGAGGCTCGAGCTCTATGGATGAACTCATCTCTAGAGCTTCTGAAATTCGCTTCGTAAACTCTGCAGCCCTGACAAAACTCGAGAGTGTTGCGGCATCACAGAGATCCGTGAGTATCGAGCCACTCACTTGGTCTGCAATACCTTCGAGAACTTCGTCAATCGTGGGGTGCTCAACGTAAGGCGAAAGACCCATAGATCCAATTAGCCGACAGTAAGGCTCGTCATCAGAAGAGGTATCGACTACCTTCTTCCAGGCTGTGTGGGCTTCCGAAGCTTTAATTCCCTGTGCGGACATGTGCGCCAATACAGCCTCGATGAAATTGCTGAATTGGTCTCGCACATCCCTCGTCCGGACGATCGCATTGCCCGCCTCCGTGAAGCTCAATCGAGCAAATCGTAGATAGCTTTGCCTGGAGACAATCTCCATTGTTTCGCCCGACGGAGCGAACATCAAATCAGGAAGAGCAAAGCCATTTCTAGGAATGCCCATCCAATGTCTTGAACGAAATTCCGAGTCTGCATCACTTCGATCGTCTTTTCTTGGCTCGTAGAGGAACGACCACCAGTTTTGGGCGAGCCACTCGACAAGATAGTAGGCCGGCACGGTTAAATAGGTATTTTTGAGACCTTCGTCCGTTTGAAACGATGTCAGCACCGATTGTCCGGCTTTGATCTCGAGACGAGCAAGCGATGAATCCAATGCGTTGTTGCCGCCTGCCTCTGATGCGGACGGCCATTGCACATCGACTACAAACGTATCTGGCTCTATCGAAAGTTTTTCGGCCATTGCCATCGATCTTCTAGCGGATACCCGTGATATTCGCCGTTCTCTCGGTTCGTAAGTCTCGCCTCATACAAGACGTCGCCATCAAGGTACCATACATAACGGGGGAAACCTGCGCCTTCCCAAAAGCAAGACACCCTGACCTCACTAATCGCAAGCCGTAGCGCCTCTGTGGCGCTCGCGTTCGTCCATGTCGGCGGACACCTGCTCGAAAGTCCCGCTCTCTTGGCAATCGTTCCAGCTCTAGAACCGGCCGATCGATGGTAAGGGCTGCCAGTGTAACGGACTCTGGTAATGATCGCCTTAAGCGCTGCCTCGAACTTTCTGGCTGCTTGCGGCGATAAGTCTTGAAGAACAAGCAGTTCCCTAGCCCTGGAAGGTCCGAATATTTTTTGCTGTTTGGGCCTCTTGAGGACCATTTCGGCTCAACTCGGGAATAGCGCCTTTCAGATGCAAGTTGTAATCTCGGCTTACGCACAACTCAAGACGATACCCGCTTAGATAATTCTTGTAAAGCACTGATCTTAATTAACTTTTTTCGAGAAGAGATGCGCCTCATCGCCACCCCGGCTCGACATACCGGATCGGCCGGTTGAAGCTTCCCGCCCTTCCCGGCTGCTGGTAGCAGATTGCCATCAGGCCGAGCGCGTCGGCGGCGTGGCTGGACCAGTCGTGCTCGGGCCCGAGCCCGACATTGCGGATGTCGTCTTTCCGCTCGTGGTAAAAGCCGATGGCGTCGCGGCCGGGCTCGGTGGTCGCCTCATTCCACCAGAGCTGCGGGCCCAGCCGTCGCAGCGCCTCGATGCGCATCATGGCGGCGCCCTTGCCCTGGTTCCTGACCGGTGGCTCGACCGCAAAGCCGGCTTCGCGCAAATGATCCTCGTAGCGCTTGCCTGTGATCGCGTCGGAATTCACGCCGTCATGCGGCAGGTAAAGAATGGCGCGGGCATAGCCGTTGCTGCGCAGCCAGTTGACGTGAAATGCCAGCACCTGGCCGACCGACTCGTAATAGTCGAGCACGCGGACTTCGGCGCCCACCCATTGCACGATCCAGATCGTGAACGCATCGGCCGCCGCGCCGGCGCCGCCGATGTCGATGAAGGCCCGCAGCGGCAGCAGCGGATCGGCCGCAATCCTGCCGATCCGGCCCTGCGCCTTCGCCTCGATCAGCATCTGGGCAAAATAGGCACCTTCGAACGCCCGCGCATAATCCCCTTCCCAGACGTGATCGTAGCGCTCGGGATAGAGCGACAGGTCGAGCCGGCGCTCCTGCTCCAGTACATCGGGAAACCAGGGATTGTCGCGCCAGTTGGCGTTGACCACGATCGCGCCGGCAGGCTTTCGCGCGCGCAGGAAATCGTCGATCGGGTCGGACCGGCGGCGGGGATTCCAGCTTGCCCACAATTCGGAGCGCGCCGCCCGGATGGTCGGACGAAGCAACGACAGGCTGCGCGCGCTCAAATTCTGCGCCTCGTCGATCCAGGCAATGCGGAATCCTTCGAGCGACTTGATCGAATCCGCGGTGTGATCCTGCATGCCCCTGAAGATGATGATGCCGTCACCGGGGGTCTCGATCTTGTCGCTGAACAGCCTGAAGCCGCGGCCGAGCCCGAGGCTTTCGATCTTGGCTTCGATCAGCCGCTTGGAGGACTGCGCCAGCGTCCGCTGCGCCTCGCGGATGCACACCGCGAGCGTGCCGCGCTCGGCCTGGCAGGTTTCGACCAGAAGCTCACCGAAGAAATTCGATTTCCCCGAGCCCCTGCCGCCGTGAATCGCCTTGTACCGCGCGGGGTGCAAGAGCGGCTCGAAGATTCTAGCGGTTTTGATTTTCAGGATCGACAATGATGCGCTCGATTCGATGGATCAGTTCAAGCGCGCCGTCATCGCCGTTGCCGACGGGCTGGGTCGCCTTGCCCCAGCCGCGATCCAGGATGGCGTTGGCCGCCGACACCCGCGCCGCGGCGGTCGCATCCTTGCTGCGCATGATGCCGACCAGCACATTGATGGCCGTCCTGGTGTGGCTGCGCGCCAACGAACGGATTTCGGTGAGGGATTTTGCCATGGTGGATTGCGATTGGTGTTTCCGCGATCGTCAATGAAGAAAATATGCGGCATGATCGCTGTCCGCGCGATCATTTCAGGCGCGAACCCTATCTCCGTCACGGGAGGCCGCGGGCGGACGTGGCCTTGACGCCACGCCGCACGCCGGCGCGTTCGCGCGCGCCGGCCAATGCGATGAAAGACGATGTTCAAGACGTCCAATTGAAAAAGCCCGCAGCGGAGTTTTCCGCGCGGGCTCGATTGTTGCGATGATGCATCTATGCCAGTGATTTGCCCGACGGCGCAAGTCCCGTTCCAAAAAAATCTGCAACGCGATGAGCGGGTCGAACGATCCAATCAAACAAGCCCGCGGCCGTTGTTGCGGGCGCGGGCTCGATGTTTTCCGACGATGAACTTATGTCACTGATTTGCCCGACGGCGCAAGTTTTTTTAGTACGTCGTAGTAGCGCGCTATCTGCCGACCAAAATCAGACGATGGCGGCAGATCGGCCGTGCTCGATCGCGAGCAGCCTCGCGCAGCGCCTATGGGGGCGCCGGATTGGCCGGTTCAACCGGCTTCGGCCCGGGAGCGACGGGCTCGATCGCCGGTTTCGGCGCCGTCGGCGTCACCGTCGCGCCGACCGCCTTCGCCGCCGCGCTGGTGGTGCCGTAATTGACCTGCGCGGTCTGCAGATGCGGCTTATTCCACGGACCGTGATCGACCAGCAGCATCCCCAATATGCCGAACACAGCCACCGCCAGCGCGACCCCGATGGGGCTGCGGATCGTCTGCACCGTTACATCCCTGTTCATGCCATCAACCCGATCTGCGATTCCTGTCGCAAAACAAAGCTCGGCAGCGAGCATCGTTCCCCATTTCAGGGCACACAAAACCGACCGGCTGCGGGAACCATTTGCTGTTTTGATTTCATCACGCAGCCGGCCGGCGCGGAACCTGAGTTACCGCCATGAGCCACGCAATCCCTCCAGCCCCGATGCAATTTTCTTGATTGCCGGCGCAAAATGCCGAATGTCTTCCGGCGAGGATCTCACTGATTCAACCTGGCCCGGACACCGCAGCGATTCATGGCCGACCTCAAAAGCGCACAGGCCAGAAAACCCCGCAACATGGTGCTTCGGCTGCTGGGTCCGGGACTGGTGACCGGCGCCGCCGACGACGATCCGTCGGGCATTGCGACCTACTCGCAGGCCGGCGCGCAGTTTGGCTAC